CGTATCCAAGAGGCTAAAGAAGCTGCTAGAAAACAGCGAATAGAGAAAGCCAAACAGCAACACGAGTTGATGGAAACCTTAAAAACTGTAGCTATACTTATTGCTGTAGTTCTAGTGACGGTAGGCTCTTTAGTAGCTGTTCTATTGACTTAATCCTACACATACTGTATAATGGTAGTATTTAGGAGTTCTCATGCAGAAGCTGGCTGTAGAAGCATTAACTCACCGATACAACTTGGAGATGCTGGATGCAAAGACTGTGTTCAACAATCATTACAAAAGCTCTGATTTTACAGGTGACCATCCGAGTCTTCTTAAAGATATGGATGCAGCGGTTCAAAAATACACAGAAGCTGTCGAAAAACTAAGGGTACTGTCGTACTTAGCAGGAGACTTATATGGCCTTGAAGAAGAGCCAACGCTCTTTGAAAGCGTGGACTAAGCAGAAGTGGAGAACCAAGAGTGGAAAACCTTCTACTCAAGGCTCCAAAGCCACAGGCGAACGCTACCTTCCTGAAAAAGCAATTAAAGCACTCACCCCCGCTGAGTATGCGGCAACGACTCGTGCGAAACGAAAGGCTACGAAACGCGGGAAGCAGGTCGCAAAGCAACCGAAGAAAATCGCAAAGAAGACTCGCACGTATAGGAAGACTAGCTAATGCCCATTACAGCTAACGGGTCTAAATTTACCACTGAGATTGTTGACTTAAACTCCACAAACAAAACCAGTGTGTACACTGTACCTGTTAATTTTTCATCACATCTTGAAAACTTAATGATTACTAACAATCACACAGGTAATATCACTATAGATTTGTTTTTGTACCACGCTGATGATGCTACGGAGCATACTATACTGACAGCACACGCCATATCCGGTGGCTCATACGAATCCATATTTAGTGTAGAACGCCCGTTGTTTTTACATGCAGGTGACATCCTTAAAGTTACAGCAGCCACGGCTGGTAAAATTGTAGTGATTGTTGCTTGCGAAGAATTTTACGAACCACACAGGTAGACTATGACATATCTTGAACTAATCAATGCTGTACTGCGAGAAATAAACGAAGTTGAAATAACCAGTGTTGCGTCCACTCGTGGTATCCAGACATCTATTAAGGATTTTATTAACAAGTCACAGCGTGACATTATCAACTCCGAGATAGAGTGGCCCTTCACCGTTTCTGCTGCTACTATTACTACGGGTGCAGGCACAGGCGAGTATGCTAGAGAGTCGGACGCAAAAACAATAGACTATGACAGTTTTACCATACAAGAATCTGCGAGTACAGCAGAGCGTACACTGAAGTATATTTCGTACGAAGAGTACATACAGAAATTTAACGAAACAGATACCAACCCTACTGGCGATGCTAGAGGGTTGTCTCAGTATGTGTATGAGACTCCTGACCACAAGATTGGCTTGTCTCCTGTTCCTGACGTTGCCACCTATACAGTTCGCTACTTTTACTACAAAACAAACAGCGATATGGCTGCTAACACAGACACCCCTGCTATTCCTGAACGCTTTCATGACGTGATTGTAAACCGAGCAAGGTATTACGCTCACATGCTTCGTTCAGACGTGCAGTTCTCTCAGCTTGCCCTTCGGGATTATCAGGAAGGTCTTCAGCGTATGAGAATTGAAATCATCAACAAGAAAGATTACATGAGAGCAGTTTAATGGCAGACACCTCGCTTCTTGACCCGTTTGTTGTTCGTTTGGGTGGTGGCCTTATTTTGGATAAGGATACGTTTTCTATTCCGCCGGGTGCTGCTCTACAACTGCAAAACTTTGAACCAGACATCAACGGTGGATACCGCCGCATCAATGGGTACGCAAAGTATGATACTGCTCAAGTAGGCGGGTCCTCTGGTACTATTCTTGGTGTACAGATATACAAAAATCAAGTTATAGCTTCTAAAGGAACAGCGGTATATAAAGGAACAGGAAGCGGTTGGACAAGTATTGACACGGGACGAACCAGTGCAGGACGCTACGACTTCGCTGTATTTAATTTTAATAACACAGAAAAAGTTATCTGGTGTGATGGCGCAAACAATGCGTCTGTTTACGACAACAGCAGCGTAACTGACATTAGCGCAACGGGCGCACCTGCTGACCCAGAGTTCGTTGCTGTGTTTAAGAACCACGTATTCTTTGGTGGTATGTCCAGTAACCCCCAAGAAATTATTTTTACAGCACCCTTTGATGAAACAAATTTTAGTCCGTCTATTGGTGCTGGCTCTATAAGGGTAGACAGTGCTGTTAAAAGGTTAAAGGTCTTTCGTGACCGCCTGTTTATATTTTGTGAAGACGAGATATTCTTTGTTGCAGGTTCTTCTGTAACAGACTTTCAACTACAACCAGTGACTCGTAATATTGGGTGTGTTGATGGTTTTAGTGTACAGGAGATAGCGGGTGATTTAATCTACCTTGCTCCTGACGGTTTACGTACGATTGCTGGTACTGAGAAGATTGGCGACGTGGAGTTAGGTACTGTGTCTAAACAGATTCAGCCTCGGCTAGACAACGTAGACACAGACAGGATATCTAGTGTTGTTATTCGTGGTAAGTCTCAGTATCGTTTGTTTTTTCCAGATGACAGTGGCGCACAAATATCTTCTCCCGGATTAATCGGCGTTATTAAAGCGGGTGTTCAAGGAGGGTTAGGCTGGGAATACGCAGATGTACGAGGCATACGCCCTACCTGTTGTACGGCTGGTTTTATAAGTGGTACCGAGACTGTGCTGCACGGTGGTTACGACGGGTACATCTACAAGCAAGAAGTAGGCTCTACTTTCGACGGCACAAACATAAGCGGTATATATAGAGGCCCTGACTTTACTATGGGTGATGCTGGCATTAGAAAAATGATGCAGCGTATTATTTGGAATTACGATAACGAAGGTGCTGTTGATTCTAATTTTCGTATTCGCTACGATTTTAATTCGAGTGAAACTCCGCAACCCTCACAGTATAGCTTAAACACGGGTGCTGCTGTTGCTATCTACGGAAATACATCATCATTGTACGGGACAGCCGTGTACGGTTCTTCTGGAACTCCGCTGGTTAGGCAGAGCGTTGAAGGCGGCGGATTTACGGTAGCAGTAAGATTAGACGACGCGGCAGGTGCCGCACCAATATCAATCAAAGGATACCAACTGGAATTTACTCCGGGTGGAAGGAGATAACACATGGCAGGTTATACACGACAGTCCACATTCACTGATGGCGACGTTATTACCGCAGCACACAGTAACGACGAGTTCGACCAAGTTCTCGCGTCGTTTAACAATACTTCTGGTCACAAGCACGACGGTACAGCCGCCGAGGGTCCTGTCATTGGTTTGATTGGTGACCCCGGAGTAGCTACTCCTAAAAACAAGGTTGTTGTTGACGATACTAATAATCAAGTAGAATTTAATATTGATGTAAGCGGCACTAGCACAGAGCAGTTTGTAGTCAAGGACGGTGTGATTGAGCCTACTACAGATGATGACATTGATTTAGGTGCATCCGGCAAAGAGTTTAAAGACTTATACATAGACGGTGTTGCATACGTAGACAGCATCAGTATGCCGACCACAACCGTGACGGATATTCTTGATGAAGATAATATGGCATCTAACAGTGCTACGGCATTGGCTACGCAACAATCTATTAAAGCGTATGTGGATACGACAGTTACCGCCCAAGACCTCGACTTCGAGGCAGACAGCGGTGGTGCGCTTAATATCGACCTTGACAGTGAGAGTCTTACGTTTACAGGCGGGACTGGTATTGATACTTCTGGTTCAGGCAATGCTGTTACTTTTGCTATTGATAGCACAGTAGCTACCCTCGCAGGTTCGCAGACACTAACCAACAAAACACTTACTTCTCCTATACTGAATACAGCGGTTAGCGGCACGGCTGTACTTGATGAAGACAATATGGCTTCAGATAGTAATACACAGTTAGCAACACAGCAGTCAATTAAAGCGTATGTAGACAGCAGTGTAGCAGCAATACCAACAGGTGATATTACATCTGTAGTAGCTGGTGCAGGTATGACAGGCGGCGGCACAACAGGTGATGTTACACTTAATGTAGTTGGCGGTACAGGTATCACAGCAAATGCTGATGAGATTACTATTGACGCTACGGTAGCTACTCTGGACGGCAGCCAAACATTGACAAACAAGTCAATAGCAGCCACACAACTTACAGGCACGATAGACAACGCTCGTTTAGATGCGGAGTTACAAGCAATAGCAGGTTTGACATCTGCTGCTGACAAGGGCATTCAATTTACTGGTTCAGGGTCTGCGGCAACATATGACCTTACTGCCGCTGGTAAGGCTCTGCTTGATGACGCAGATGCTTCTGCACAACGTACCACACTCGGTTTGGCTATCGGTAGCGACGTACAAGCGTATGATGCGGAACTAGCAGCCCTTGCCGGACTGACTTCTGCAGCAGACAAGGGTATCCAGTTCACTGGTTCAGGGTCTGCGGCTACGTACGACCTCACTGCTGCTGGTAAAGCACTACTTGACGATGCAGACGCTACCGCACAACGTAGCACACTAGGGTTAGGAAGTGCCGCACTATTAACAGCAGGTACTTCTGCTAACAACGCAGTACAGCTTGATGGTTCTGCCAGACTACCAGCAGTAGATGGCTCCCAACTAACTAACCTACCAGCCGCTGGTGCAACTGCTGGCTTCGCAGTGGCGATGGCGATTGCGCTTTAGCAGTTGACGAAATAATTTAAAAACTGTATACTATACAGAGAGGTAATAATGGCACAAGATTTTGAAAGAAACATTGCAAGGAATGTCGGTACAGGCGAAGTCGTTTTACGAACCGCTAACTCTGATGATGCGCTTATTGGTATCAATATTGCTAATGTTACAACCACCCAAATCTTAATGGATGTGTACATCACTGGTGCAGGTGCCACTGATGATTACTACATCATTAAGGATGCACCTATTCCTGTAGGTTCAGCCTTACAGGTACTAGATGGCGGTGCAAAGGTTGTAATGCAATCTGGCGATATACTCAATGTAAAAAGCGATACCGCAAGTAGCGCAGATGTTTGGGTATCTGTAGTTGATACTATTAGCGCATAAGGAATAGAACATGCCGTATATTGGTCAGAAAGTTCCCGGTTCCTATCAAGCTACTAAAGCTGTACAACGCTTTAATGGTGACGGTAGTGATACTACATTTACACTAACCACCACAGTCTCTTCTGTACAAGATGTACTTGTATCGGTTGATGGTGTTGTGCAGGATACTGCAGCCTACACTATTCCTGATGTAATAACTCTTACCTTTACTGCAGCACCTTCTAGTGGCACTGGCAATATCTTCGTTAATTACCTTGCACCTCAAGCTGGCACCATTACTCCTGCCGCTGAGAACAAGGGTAACTTCAAGGGCGGTGGCTTGTTTCGTACCAACGCACAAACACTCACATCTGACATCACTATACTAGCCACAGAGAATGCCAATGTTACTGGGCCATTTACTGTGGCTTCTGGTGTTACATTAACCGTGGAAAACGGTGGGACATTGGTGACGCTATGAGTACATTAAAAGCAGATACCATACAGAGTACAGGCGGCGGTGCGGCTACGCTGACTAAGCAGACAGCGGCGAAGTGTTTTGTTTTACAGGTTAATAGTGCGTCTTCGTTCACAACAAGAAGCAGTTTTAATCTTGCTTCAACTACGGACAACGCAGATGGAGACACGACTTACACACTTACTTCGGCAATGTCGAGTGATGATTTTGTAGTAGTTCATGGAATTGGAGATAACGCTAATCAAGATAAGATTTTAGCGAACTTAACACAAGCAGATGGAAGTCAAACTTCAGCAAGTCAATATCGCGTGACAGCAAGAGATATTAGCACAGGTTCTTACGGAAGTGTTGCTAGTCATGGGTCATGCGTAATGGGAGACCTAGCATGAGTAAGATACTTGTAAATGAAATAGGTCACAATAACGACACTACTGCTATGACAATCGACAGCGGTGGCAATATTTCTGAGGCAAACAAAGAATACTTCCATGTTCGCCTTAGCACTAGAATAACAGGGCTAACTGACAACACAGTTAATGTTGT